ATGAAAATCCAAGTTCTCAAGCGTGCGGCCGAGCAGGTGCAGGTCACGTTCGATGGCGTGACGCGTGATCGCGTCAAACAGTGGTGCATGTACGAAATCGACGGCCTGCCCACGTCGTTTCAGGTGACGGTCGATCCGGGCAAAGAGTACGCCCCCGGCGAGTACATGCTCGCTCCCGAGTGCTACGGCGTCACCAACGGCCGTCTCACGCTGAGCCGCGTCGTGCTGATCCCTGTTGAGCAGCCGAAGGCGCAGCAGCCGCAGCCGACCACCAAGGCCACGGCGGTCGCATAAGGATTCGATGCCATGGCCCTGTGCGTGACTCTGAATCAAGACGGCACGCTGACCCCTACCGGTCAGCCGGTCGGCGAGTGCACGGGCTACGTGCTGGTCTCTGGCAGCGAGTACGGCGTCTATCAAGTTGTACAGGACGCCCTGGGGGCGCCCACCCCTGAGCAAGCCATGGGCTGGTTCTTCGGTGCATGGGGCGCGGTGATGGTGTTCTACATCGCGTCGCGTGCGGCGGGAGCCGTGATCGCAATGTTCAAGTGAAAAACCAACCAACCCAAACGGGAGAAAACGCAATGCGCAAGCTCAAGAACATCAAGAACGCCGTGATGGCGCTGCTGGCCGGTTCGGCCGTCACCGGTGGTGCCGCCTTCGCCCAGGCCACCGGCAACGACTACAGCGGCATCCTGTCCGGCCTGAGCACCTCGACGGCCATCACCGCGATCATCTCGGCCGGCGCGCTGTTGGCTGGCGTGGGCTTCGCGAAGTGGGCAACCAAGAAGGTCGCGCGCTTCTTCGGCTGATGACCGGCAACAACGACAGGTAACGACGGGCGGGGTGCACACCGCCCTTCGTTTTTGGACGATCACACGCCAAAGGTACTGACCCATGCTCCTTGATCTGTTCTGCGGCTTCCTGGGCGCCTTGTGCGCCTGGGCCTGCGCAAAGGGGCTGGACGATGATTAATGGCACCGCAGTGGTCCGTACGCTCGTCGCATTCATGCTGTTCGTGTGTGCAGCTATTTCCGGCGTAGCGCATGCGTCTGATCAGACGTGCTACGCGGCGGGAAAGGCGCAGTGCGACAATGACATTGCCCATACGGATTGGCCGTATGTCCATCTTGACTCATGCACGTTCAGGCATGACTCCGGTAACGTTTGGGTGGCTGTTGTCGATTTTCATTATGGCAATCAAGCGCCCGGGTCGCCTCAACGGGACACACCCACGTTTCTTTGCGGTGTCGGCGAAGATCCCAATAACGGTTCGTGCCGCGCTGGCTATGCGCCGCCAGTGGGTACGCAGTTGCAGTCTTGGAAGACTTCGGGTCTGACGTGCAACGGCCAGTGTGAGATGGCGCTTTCGATTGGCGGCCCGAATAACGGCTTGATGGTAGAGACGGGCAATGCATGTCCTTCTGGTTCCGGCCCGCCTGACCCGGCGCCGCCTCCACCTGCTTCAGAGACGTGCCACACAGATGGTAGTTGCACCTGGTGCGATTTGATTTCCGGCAAGTGTGTGACGGCGAACAAGCCGCCTCAGACGGTGCCGGCGCCGCCTGCTTCGTCCGCCGGACCGAATAACACCACCACGACCAACAGCACCACCAACAACGGCCCCACCACATCGACCACCACGACGACAAGCACGACGACGAGTAGTGGCGGATGGACCAGCGATGGCGGCGGCACGGGTGGTGGTGGCACGGGTAGCGGCAGCGGCACCACGTCGGGCACGAGCACGACGACAGGAACCAGCACCACCAATCAGCCGGCGAGCAGTTCGTCCACGCAGAGCAAATGCACGGGTGGCATGTGCGATGTCGGGCAGGCCGATGGCGATACCGGGGCCCTTTACACGGCCAGCGTGGACACGCCCGGGAGTGTTTATGCCAACTTCAAATCACGCGTGTCCGGCTCACCGCTTATCACGGCGGCAGCGGGCTTTTTCACCGTCAACGCTTCCGGTTCTTGCCCCTCGTGGCACATCCCTGGGAACCAGTATTGGGGACAGGGCGGCTTTGATTTCACCTTCTTCTGTGACTCCGGCATCCTCGCGATTCTCGCGCTGGCTGGCTGGATTGTGCTTGCCGTGGCGGCGTTCAGTGCGTTCCGCATTGCTATCTATTAGCGCCGCCGCGCTCTTCGCGCTGTTTGCGCTGACGGCCATTGTGCCCAGCGTGGCGCGTGCGCAGTCGACGGGCTCGGGCTATACGTGCTCGATGCAACAGGGCGTCTACGTTTGCGACGACGGCAGCACCGGGCCGAATGGATCGGTCTGCATTACGGATACCGTGACGGGTCAGCAGACGTGCTTGACTAACGGCGGTGGCGGTTCGTCATCGCCGGTCGGACAGCTCGGCAAGGGGCTAGGGCAGGTGCGCGATTTGCCGTCTCAAGCCATGGGCACGGGTTGGTTGAGCAAGCTCACTGGATGGATTGCCAACGTCGTGCACACGTTCTTCGTGGCGATCCTTCAGGTGTTGAAGGACCTTGTGACCTACGTGCTTTCGACCATCCTGGATCTGATCGCTGACGCGATCAGCTCGATTACGCCACCGGCATTCCTGACGAACTATTCGATGGGCAACCTGCTCGGACAGGCCGGCCCTATCGTGGGTTTCTTCCTGGTGCAGCTACGCGTCGGCGAAGGTCTCGCGCTGGTCGGTGCGGGCTACGCGTTCCGCCTGCTGCGCAAGTTCCTAACTCTCTTCCAGTGGTGACCCATGCTCGTCTTTAACGAAGGTGTGCCGCGTTCTGGCAAGAGCTATGACGCGATCAAAGACCATGTGTTGCCGGCGCTGAAGCGCGGACGCAAGGTGTTCGCCCGCATCAACGGCCTGGACGATCCGGATCGCCGCAGCAAGATTGCTGCCTACCTCGGCATGAGTGCGGAGCGTTTGGACGAACTGCTGATTTTCGTGCCGACCGCGCAGGTAAAGCGCCTCTTCATCGCGACGAAGGATCACAACCTCGAGGATGGCGAGTGGAAGATTGACGACAAGCTGAAAGACGCTCTTTTCGTGATCGATGAGGTGCACGAGTTCTACGTGGCGTCGCGCGAACCGATCCACCCGGCTATTGAACAGTTCTTTGCGCTGTGCGGTCAGAACGGCATGGATGGCGTGCTGATGTCGCAGTGGTACCGCCGCTTGCACTCGGCGGTGCGCGCACGTCTTGAGCGTAAGAACGTCTTTCAGAAGCTGACGGCGGTGGGACTGCAGAAGCGCTACACCGCGACGCGGTATCACGCGGTGGCGCCTGATCGCTACGAGAAGGTCGGCACCGACACGTTGTCGTATGACCCTGAGATATTTCCGCTGTACAAGGGCTACGCGGACGGCGCGGGTAACACCGAGGTGTACACGGCCGGTGGTCGCACGGTGTGGCGCAAGATCGGTGTACTGGCTGTGGTGGTCGTGCCTGCGGTGTGCGCCGCGCTGTGGGTCTTCCTGCACTTCTTCGGCGGTGATTCTGGTCTGGCCAAGGAGGCCACCGGCAAAACGCGCCTCGGCCCCGCGCCGGCAACGGTGGGCGTGCAGCCAGGTCAGCCCAGCCCGCCACCCTCGGCTGAGAAGGCGGCGCCGGTGAAACCGGCCGCGTCGCCGAACAGCCTGCATCCCTCGTACGACACCAAGGGTATGCCGCCCGAGGTCGGCTACCTGTTCGACATGTCGGCACAGGCTCGGCCGCGGCTGGCCGCCCTGGCGCACGTGGAGGGCGGCAAGGATTGGGCTGTCATCGAGTGGCGGGAAGACCAGGGGCACGTCCTGGAGCGGCTCAGTCTCGACCAGGTGCGCGAGCTCGGCGTGGTCGCTGAAGTACACGGCTACGGCGTGAAGCTGCGCTATGGCCCGCAGGTGATCGTGGTGACCGCCTGGCCGGTCGACATGCCTAACAGCTCCGCTGAAGCGAACCAAGCTCAAACGGTGCAGGACGCCCGCCAGAGCGGCTACGTGACGGTCGCCGCCCCCGTCAAGGGTGGCGGTGCCGGCGCGGCTGGCGGCTGGAGGGAGAACCGCCTATCCTGGTCCTACACCCCGCCCGAGCAAATGACCGGACCGGGGGCGTCGGATTGGAGGCCGGGCAAGTGATGGTCAGCAAATTCCTTGAAGCGATTCGCCGCCTGTGGGCCATGCGCAGCAACCGCGCGTATGCCGTCTGGATGGACCAGGATTTCCAGCGCTGGCAGCAGAGCCGCAACCGGCCGTAGGGGTGTAGGGGCAAAGCCCCTACGGATACGCCCTTGATCTCGGCGTAAAGCGAAGCGACACCAGCTGCGGCCCGATCGCATTACATGGTCGACCAGGTCCGATGGCCACCCCGCCAACCCCGCTTTTTAACCCCCTCGCGATCCTGAGTGGGTTCGTTCTGTGCGAAGCCTTATTAAGGAGCCAGGGGGACGAGATGCGATTCAAGGACGCGCTGTACTACGGCATCGCCGGGCTTTTGTTTTTGGCGACCGTGCCGATCTATCACTACATCCTCACCCACGACAGAAACCAGGATTCGCAGCCAAAGCTGCAAATGGTCACGCCGATCAGCCGTCGCTCGCCCATACCTGCTCCGCCGCCGCGGGAGCAATTGTTTTATGCCTGGGATGAAAAGCTACCCGATGGCTACAAGTGTTCCGCGGCTAACGGCCTGGTCTACCGGACCAGGCTTGAGAGTGGCGCGACAGTGATCGAGCCCTTGACTCGCGATGGCTTCCTCGTTCGTTGTGGCGGCGACAAGAATTCGAGCTACATACGCTGA